GTTTATAAACAAATGCACCAACTTCCATCCACTCATCATCTCTAACTGAGATAGTTACTGATGGTTTATGTTCACACCATGATCGTTGATACGTAAGCCACATCTCTAGCTGCTCTATGGCTGTCATATCGTTTCTTGTAACAGCTTTGTTAGGAGACTTTACAGGAAAACTAAACACTGTAGTTGTATCTCCCTTAAATACACAAGGCTCATTAGGTATGCCTTGATCTTTCATAAACTGTGTTAGAGGATCTTTGTTATCACCTCTTACTGTTCTTATGTAGTATTGACTATGCCTTGCGTGTATTCCAGAGGCACTGTCAACAAGTTGGCTGACTGTTCCACTGGGCTTAACGCATGTAATGGCAGTAGAAGGATTAATCCCAAGATTATCAGCCACAGTACGATTAGTTTCAACTGCAACCTGTCTAAGGCTTTCAAGAGTTTCTGATATTCCATTGTTTCTCCTTGTTAGTAGTGGGTTATCCATTATCCCTGTGAGAGACACACCGAGCAATCGTTCTTCTTCGGTATTTCGTTGCCACACTTTTCGCAAATATGGAAACTTGGTAAAGGAAGACTGAACAGTTCCAAGAATTGTTGCCAACCTAACTTTACGCTTAAGGTCATCAACTGTATCTGTCGCCCTAACCACGACCTCTGTAAGATTACAGAACTGATATGGTCGTAGTATAATCTCACTGCATGGGTTAGTGCCGAACTCAAAGTCTGGATCACGTCTTCCATATTTCTTAGCTTGTTTCTTAGATGCTTCACGATTAAATATTCCTCTTTCACCAGACTTACTCTCTACTAGAGCAGTCCACTCACGCATGAATGTTTCAATGTCAGGCTTCTCCGAATAGGATACACTGTTATTAGCTAAAGCTCTGTGCGCTGCTGTTTCCCACCACTGCCCTGACTTAGCGTGACGCATACGATCATCACTAAGGTTAGACAGAGAGATCATAGCACTACGTCTGACACCACCTACTACAACTATCTGACCTATGAAACACATTAAGTCGTGGCATTCCATAGAAGATAGCTTACGTCCTTGTGCATTCTTGAAGGTCTTAATAGTAAAATTAAATAACTCAACAAGAGGTGCAGGACCACTGGCTCTACCTCCAAAGGTTTTTAGTCTAGCACCTGCAGGACGTACAAGACCTATATCCCACTGAGGTATTTCACCAGACCATAACAAAGCTAATAGTTGTCTATATGCTTTAGCCCAACCTTCTTTGCTATCCTTAACAACGATAGTAGTTTCGCTCTCAAATAATTGATCAGGTACTTCAGGTAGCTTCTGTATAAACTGACGCTCAACACTGAAACCTACACCTGTACCACACAACAAAATAAACATAGCCTCATCGAAAGACTTAGGGTCATCCACTGGTAGATAGCTACAGTTATATCCTGCTGTGTTATCCCTTGCTAGTGCAGCACCTGAAGTCATCATGGCTCTCATGCTTGGCATTACTTCTAGTCCAAGTATGCATTGCTCTATCTGATTGACATACGAATCATCGCCTAGCACTGGACGTACTACATTATCTACGTAGCGTCCTACTGTCTCAGCCCATGACTCACGGCCTTTACCGTCAATGTACTTTGCATAACGTGACTGGTGTATAAAACTTTGATAGTCTGTTGGTAATAAGTTACTCATCTGTTGTCCCCACTTCCCTTTAGTGTTCCTCGTTCTTGTCTACTCTTTAGCTTGGCTAAGTTCTTTACTGCTACCTCTGCCATGTCTATCTCTAGGTCACGACACAGAGCAGCAATGTACCATAGAACATCACCAATCTCTGCAGCTATAGCATCTTTATCAAACGTACCATCACGTAACATCTTCTTGATCTTACCTTGTACTTCACCTGCTTCATTACCCAAACCCAAAGCAGGATAGATAATATGATCAGCATAGATAGCAGTCTTTACTGCCTCCTGTTGATAGTATCCCATATCCATAATAGGTGATTGCATATCTGAAAAGTGGTCTATGTCCTCTTGTGTTATCATTGTCTCTCCTTCACAACCAGATTATATATTCTTACATCGTCTATGTCATGCATAACATTACTTACTAAGTCATGCACATCTTCTTCATGTCCTTCTTCATGAGCAGATAAGAAGTTATTGTCCTCATCTACCTCCATCACATACGTGACACTAAACTTACGTATCATTTGTGCTTCTCTTTGTATACCTCAATAAGTTTTTTTAGATACCATTCTGCCTTTTGTAAATCTTGTAGACCGCCCTTGTAGTTATACCTCCATACGTATTTAATTATGTTGCCTTGTAGATATCCCTCTTTGTTCTGATTAGTAGCAGCCATGATAGCATCAATACATTCTACGCCACCTACATTATAGTGGAATGGTTTGTTTACCAAGTCTTCTTTAAACATTTCATCATCGTCATCTGGAAAGTCCTTGAAGATATCTTCTATGCTAAACTCTTCTTCTTCTTTGCTCATGCTTCACCCATTGTCTTTGTCCACTTGGTTAGTTTAATTACGTTACCGTCTTTGGTGTACTCCATTTCTTTTTCGACTGCAAGCTCTGATTCAGCATACTGTGTGGGAAACATATCTTTTAATATTCTATGCCTAGCATCTTCAAAGTAATCTAAAAGTTCAGGGTAATCTTCTAGTACCTCAGATGCTGCTGCCAGAGTAAGCGCATAGTCCATAGCATTACGCATAGCTAGAGGATGCTGTGACTCACCAAAGACTAAGCCTGTCTTTAATATGCCTGTCCATTTATTGTCTTCATCTAGATCAGGACTTATAACTATAGCTATGTCTCCATCTTTTATTTCGTAACCCATCAGGTTCTCCTTTTAACTATGACACGCTGATCTTTCATCCGCTTGCCTTTTTCTAATAGCCATCCTTCAGGTATGACACGATGCGCCCACTTAAAGTTCTTCTGTTCGCACCAATCACAATACCTAGATTTGGCTCCCTTATATAATCTAGCTTTAGCATTACTGAATACAAACCTGATGTCTAGCTTTGGGTGCTGTCTCTGTATCTCTATGTGTTTGCGTCTGTCAGCAGCGCTGAATATTCCTTTAGTCTCTATTATTATTCCGTTGTCTAGTTCAAAGTCAGGTGTGTATGTACGATAGCGTAAGTCTTCCCACTCTATCTTTATCTTCTCATACTCAACAGTCTTCTGCCTAGTCTTTAGAAACGCAGCAGCCTCTTGTTCAAGACCGCTACGATATAACCTTTTGTTATGTCTACGTGGCAAGCCCATCACCTATGAATACGTAGTCTACTTCAGGTGGGTTCTTAGCTTTAGATACCCTCGAAGGTAGCGTCTGTAGTGTATCCCAACACTTGTGCTTGAAGCTACAAAACTTACATGCATTGTTAAGTATTAAGTTACCTGACTGCTTCTTAAAATATGTCTCAGGTACAGACTCAAAGCATCTTTCGAATGGCTCATCTTTCTCTATGTAATTTACCGTTTCTTGGATGTCCTGTAATACCTTCTCAGAGTCAACCTCCGAAGCACTGACATACTTAAACTCACCGTTGCCTTTGTTGACCACCCACCAACCGCCAACTTCTTTTCCTGCGGCCTTAGAGTAGCCCACTAATTGTGGTATGTAACCAAAGCCATCACCCTTCTGTAAAGACTCGAATGAGTCAAACTTGTTGTTGTATGACCAAGGTGATGCAGACTTTACATCATCTATCTTGCCATCCATTTCCATGTCGTACTCACCTTGTATCTCCTGTCCATCAGGTAGCTTGAGTGTGACAGTATCATTGTCTTTAAACTCAGCACCTGACGCACGTAGTAACCCTTTGAACACAGCTTCAACTAGATCACCTAGTATCATGTTCATCAGGAAGTGTGGAGGTAAAGGTATCTTATCTTCAGGGTCATTCTTTTCGAACCACAACTGGCACTTAGGCTTGCCTATGTTAGACATACGTAGTTTAAACTCATCACGAGGACCAGAGTTAAACTGTTTGTCCAACGCAGCTTTAACATCGGAGGCAACCTGATTGGCTACCTCCTCTGTCATTGTAGCTTCACCGTTCATAGCCTTTTGCAAATAGCTAAAGACTTGTAGTTCAGCAGGGTGATTCATTACTCATCCACCTCTACAAAGTCATTGTTGAGTATGCTTTCGACAAGTTCTTGATCTTCATCAGCGTGGCCTTTGGCACGTTCATGATGTAAGTCTAAGATCTTACCGTTGCTATACTCAATCAGTTCCAAGAAGTCTTTGAGCATGTCATTGTCTACACTGATAAGTTCTACAGCATCACCAAGTGTGGCATGTATCTTACCAAACTTAGCACCAGTAGGTATACTATCTTCTATACCTTCTAGCTTAATGGTAGACATGATAGGCAACATGTTCTTCTTCTTTAGGTGACCCATCACACCGTTGATACTCTTCAAGCTGTCACGGTTCTTAACATCCATTACAAATGGTACGGACTCGACTGCATCTACCGCCTCACCCTTTTCATTAGTTGGATTGTCTAGTGTGACTGTACCATAATAGACTACGACACGCTTGACTGATCGTATCACTTGTTTAACAGCATCATCGAGTGCATTGAAGTCTTCGATGTAACCAGTAGGTCTACCTAAGTTGAACCCACCAATGCTGTCCTTCAAGTCACCGTTGAGGGAGTTAGACATTACAGACTTCTCCATCTCTTCAGTATCACTGTTCCATCTCTGCCATTGATTGCGTTGGGCAAAGACACGAACCGTAGCACCTACACTGTAGACTATATCATCCCCAGTCTTGAGGGTGAATGCACCTACAGGTACTACCTCTGTCTTTATCATCTTACCATTGAGATCAACTTCACCCATGATAGGTTGATGCAACATTCCTAAACGTGATATGCTTGGCGTATACTCTTGAGAGGGTGCAGATGATACACCCATAAGTTCTGCCATCGACTGACCACGTTCTGTTGCTACTGCTAGTTCTGTACTCATTCTATATCCTTTTCTATAGAGTCAAAGAGCCTTAGTT